ATATTTATTTGAATAAACTTCATTCTATTTATATGAATATTAAATGTCCAAAACTTATCAAGAAAATCACTAGTAAAGAAATTAAAGCTCATAAAATTGCATTTATGACACATCAAGAATTGAAACCAGAAAAATGGGAGAAATTGATTGAAGCAAAGCGCATTAAAGATAATAATAAATATACACCTCAAATTGAAGCATCAACAGATAACTTTACTTGTTGGAAATGTAAATCAAAGAAATGTAGTTATTATCAACTACAAACTCGTAGCGCAGATGAGCCAATGACAACATTTGTAAACTGTATTGATTGTGGCAATAGATGGAAATGTTAATAAATGATTAAAATAATTTAGAAAAAATACTTTGAATATATATAATGAAAAACTTATTTTTTATTTTAAGTTTACTAACATTTTTGAATGTTAGCAATACTTTTATAATTACAACAAGTAAAACAATAAAGCATTATGACAATAATGAAGGAAGTTGTCCTAATTGGTGTATAGAACTAGTTAATTATGGAAAACCATTACATGATGTATGTAATGAAGATGATACGTGTAGTAATTTTTGTGATTTTTGCAATATTGTAAATAATAATAATCAATGTCCTGATATATGCGATTATAAAGTTACGCCTTGTAAATTTACAAATTGTATAGATTGCTTTTATTGTATAGAAAATGAAGAGTCAAATAAAGAAGCAATAGAAGGTGTTTCTTTTATTTTAAATAATTTTTTTAACTTATTAGAGAATTCAACTAATTCAACTAATTCAACTAATTCAACTAATTTAGTAATTGAAGAAAAAAATAATAATTTAACAGATGAAATTTAAAAATATTTATATATATAAACATATGAATTCTATAAAAAATTTATATGTTTTGACCAACAAAAACAATCCCGCAAACTATATAGCTATACCTTTACATAGTGATAATGATCTAACAAAAACTTCTATTATAACATTTTCACAAAAAAATTTAGCACATAAATTGATGATTCGTTTAAAAAATAAAAATATTAATCAACAAATTCTACACAAAGATTATATAAATGATATAAATATTAGTTCGTTGAATTACAATAATTTATTGGAAAAATATATAAAAAAAAATTATTTAAATTTGTTTTTAGTTCAAGATATAGATGATAATTGTGATGATTTAGTTATTACAGGTGAAAATTTATATAATAATTTGGATTATGTTATAGATGTAAATATAATAAATAATTTAAATGCATTATACAATTTGAAGATCAATTAGTCTCCAATATTCAAAATCTCCACCTGGAATAGGTCTTCGAATAATAAAAGGAATTTTTTTTTCTTTCAGCTCCATATTAGCAATAATGTAACCGTCAATAATATTTGATTCAAGTTTAATGAATGGTTTTGAACCGGAATTAATTTGTATAGCTCTTTGTCCTAGAACTCTAGTTTTTTCATATTTTGTCAAAATAGGTATTGTTCTATGATTTTTATCAATAATATTACCATTTTTATCTTTTTTAATTTTACACAACATTTGAATTTCTTTATAGTTATTGATTTTAGATTCTGGGTGATAATTTATAATATAATTACTATTAATATTGGTTTCAAATTTCTTAAGATAATCATCTTCTTCTTCTTCGTCTTCATCACTCTCTATACCGGAATCAGAATCAAAATAGTTATCATCAATTTGATTCATGGTATCATTTATAAAATTATTATTCATATAGTTACCATTTTCATTGGATAAAGTGTTTTTTTTTGTAATTTCTTTAAGTTTGATTTCTTCTTCGTCTAAATCATCATCAACATCATCAACATCATCAACATCATCAACATCATCAACATCATCAACATCATCAACATCATCAACATCATCGACAATAGCCACGTCGTCATTTATATTTTTTTTTAGTTTGATAGGTTCATCGTCATCGATATCAGAGTTATCAATAATATCAGAATCAGTGAGTTCTTCTAAATCGCTCATTTTAAATTATATATATACTATATTGTAACTTTAAATAATGTTTCAATTTTTATTAAATATATTTAATAAAAATTTATTTTTGTTCATCGGTTTTCCATGCAGTATCACAATAGCTACACAAATAAATATATTTCATATTTACATCATCATATCGAATATAAATAATTTCTCTCTTAGAATCATTATTTTCGTTACTTGCACATGATTGATTAGGACATCTAATAGTATTAATTCGTGGCAAAGTGGGATCAAGTTTGGTATATTCATTAATTACATGACTATATTTTTGTTCAGTTTGTGTTAGATGAGTTTTTGAAACACATACATTCTCAGAAGTGATAATATTATCAACATGTCCACAATTTCTACAATAATAGATTAGTTGGTTTTCATTTTCACTATTAATTCTAATATAGTACATATTATTGCATTTGACACAGAAATGCATTTTTTAATTTAAATTATAATATACTTATATATTAATTATTTAATTCAATTTTTTCATTATTAAGTTTAATATGTAGAATTTTCATATTATCAATAATTTTTTTGTAATGAATTATAACATTAGACATTTTATAAATATCAGTACTGATAATTACTTTGTCATTAATTTCATCATTATTTTCATTAGAATTTTTCTCTAAATCAGATATAATTTTATCATATTTTTTATTAAAATTATCAATCATATTTTGATAAAATATACCAAATTTTTCTTTAATTTTATTATGTTGTTCCATTTTACACAACATACGATATATAGCTATGTCGTAATTTTTATATTCAATAATTTTATGATAATTATCAAAGTCTTTATGATTTTTTGTTACACCTGGTTCATTCAATATTGGTTGTTTATTAAATATAGTGCATAATGTAAGTAACAATGTGGAAATTGTTTGACATCCACTCCATTGTTCGCCTCGCCATGTATTTAAAATAGAAATACATACCTTACCAGATACATATAGATTAGGATTAAAACGAATATTTTCATCATTAGTATAATAAGTAACTTTGGGAGGATTATGTGGGTAATCACTTGGAAAATCTAATTCAAAAAAATAATACCCATTTTCATAAGGTGTATCAGATGGTCCAATAATCATAGCATAACCTTTAAACATATTATTTTGGTCATGAAAATAATAAATTCCATTATCAGTTAAGGGATTTTTGACAATTGTGGACACGTCAGAAACTAATCTTTTAATAGTTTCCTTTGAAATATTAACAGTTTCTTTCGATTCATTAACTTTCTTCATTTATTGTATCTTGTTTAGTTATTTTTATATCAAAACATAATATTATTTTTTATGTAGTAAATTAATGTTATTAAAATTTATAAAATATTAAATAAAAAAAAATTGACATAAAATTATCTAATAATATTATAATTAAAAAACTATAAAAATGAAAAATCTACTTGATGATTTTTTGAAAAAATCTAAATCTAATAATGAACAAATTACTCATACACGAATCGGAGATAAGAACCTAAATGTGTACGGAGGAAAATATAATATTAAACTTGATTCCAAATCAAAATTTCTTGAATTGTATTATAATCATGTTTTTGAAAATGGAAAACAAGAATATTTGACAGAAAAGCAACTGATAGATAATGGTCCAATTATGATAGATATAGACATGAGATATGAATCTAGTGTTGAAGAAAGACAACATACCAAAGATCATATTGTAGATGCTATTATGTTGTATATTAATCAAATTCAGCGTCTTGTTGATGTAGAGGAAAATGTGAAGATTCCAGTATTTGTTATGGAAAAGTCACATGTTAATGTGATGGATGATAAAACAAAAGATGGAATTCATATTATTATTGGGTTGAAAATGCATAAAGTACTTCAAGTCATGATTCGAGAGAAGATTCTTACAGATCTAAAAGATATGTGGGATGATCTTCCCCTTACAAACTCGGCAGAAGACTTGTTTGATGAAGGAATTACAAAAGGTTATGTTAATTGGCAGTTGTATGGATCTCGTAAGCCAGGTCATAAAGCATATTTGATTAAATATTTTTATAATATTAGTTATTCTAAATATGATGATGATTGGTCAATTGACCAGGTAGATATAAAAAATTTTGATACAAAAAAATATTTGCCAATGTTATCAGCGCGATATTCGGAATATACAGAATTCCCTATCAAAGAAGAAATCAAAGAAGAATATGAAAAATACAATAATTCTTTGAATCTTATGAAGAAAAGTAAACTAAAAACTAGCAAAAGTCTTTCTAGTTCTGGTGGTTCATTAAATTTTTGGGAATTAATCAACAATAAATATCACAAATGGAGCATTGAAGATATTGATAATATTTTGAATAATACATTTGACAATATCAATCCAGGTGATTATGAACTTCTGGAAACACACAGATTCACGATGTTGCTACCGGAAAAATATTATGGACCAGGTTCATATAATGCATGGTTGCGTGTAGGATGGGCATTAAAGAATACAAACTCTAAACTATTTTTGACATGGATGAAATTTAGTTCTCAATCGGAGGAATTTGATTTTGATGATATTCAAAAATATTACGAAATGTGGGACGGTTTTGACCATAATAATCCAGATAGTCTGACAAACCGTTCAATCATGTATTGGGTTAAAATGGATGCTCATGCTGAGTACAAGCAAGTTCGAAGTGAAACAAAGGATTATTTTATTGAACAAACAGTTACAACATCAACAGAGTTTGATCTTGCAAATGTACTATATCAAATTTATAAAGATGAATTTGTATGTATTAGTATTAAAAATAATGTGTGGTATGAATACAAAAATCATAGATGGTACGAAATTGATTCTGGAAACACATTGCGTCTTTTGATATCTAAAATGATGCACGATATTTATTTAAATAAAACACAAGAAGCCGTATCTGCATTACAAAAGATGGACGCAGATGATGAGAATTATGATGTATATAGAAGACGTTCAAATAAGCTTGCTGATATTTGTATACTTCTCAAAAAGACAAATTGGAAAAATAATATTATGAGAGAAGCTAGGGAATTGTTTTATGATAAACATTTCATTAATAATATGGATAATAATCCATTCCTCCTCTGTTTCAATAATTATGTTATTGATTTCAAGAACAAAATTCACAGGAAAGGTAAACCAGATGATTATATTTCAAAATGTACGAATATTGATTTTATTGAACTTAATGAAAAGATTCACGGCAAATCAATGAAAGAAATTAATGCTTTTATGGAAGAACTATTCCCAGTAAAAGAATTGAGAGATTATATGTGGCAACATCTTGCCTCTTGTTTAATTGGAACAAATGAAAATCAAACATTCAACATTTACACTGGTTCTGGTAGAAATGGAAAATCTAAATTGGTAGATTTAATGTCAAAAGGTCTTGGTGATTACAAGGGAACAGTTCCAATTACATTGATTACACAAAAAAGAAATAGTATTGGTGGAACATCTTCAGAAGTAGTACAATTAATGGGTACAAGATATGCTGTTATGCAAGAACCTACAAAGGGAGATGTTATTAATGAAGGTATTATGAAAGAAATTACTGGTGGAGATCCTATTCAAGGACGTGCGTTATTTAAAGAATCAGTAACATTTATTCCTCAATTTAAACTTGTTGTTTGTACTAACACACTTTTTGATATTAAAAGTAATGATGATGGTACATGGCGTAGAATTCGAGTTTGTGACTTCATGTCAAAATTCTTGGATAAACCTTATACTGATGAGATTAAATTTCCTAAGGAACAATATCCTTATCAATATCCAGTGGATCGTAGAATTGAAGAAAAATTCAATATTTGGGCACCGGTGTTTATGGCTATGCTAGTCAAGATCGCTTATCAAACACTAGGAAATGTTAAAGATGAACAAATTGTATTGGCTAGTGGTGACCAATACAGAGAAGGTCAAGATTATTTCAGTGCTTTTGTGAAAGAAAAGATTCAAAAGCAAGTTGGTGGGAAAATTAAGAAAACCGAATTGATGGAAACATTCAAACAATGGTATACAGTTCAATTTGGTCGCGGTGTTCCAAAGGGTAGAGAACTACACGAGTTTATGGATAATAGATATGGAAAATATAATAAAGGAGGTTGGCATAATGTAGGTATTATTTATGACGAGGATGAAGATGATTTGGATGATGAGTGTTAACTAATAAGTAGTATAAGTAGTATAAGTAGTATAAGTAGTATAAGTAGTATAAGTAGTATAAGTAATGTAAATAATATAACTAATAATGTATTTTTTATTAGTTATATGTTATTGTAAACATTTTTACCGACATTTCTTCTAATGAAATTATATGAAAAACGCAAAAATAAAACAAAATAATTCACTACATAAGGGAATAAAATATATAACATAATGAGAGCTATAACTTTGTAATTTTTATATTGTTTATTTTTAAAAAAAGGACCTTTTACAAAATATATAACAAGTAATAAATAAAAACAAAATAATATAACTTTACGAATAGTAAATAAATAATCAGTTTGTTGTATTTCATAATAACTTTTTCTATTATTAGTTTCCACAGTTTTATTATATTGTTCTAGTTGTTTTTCTAATTTAACTTTTTCATCTATTTTCATATTAATGAGAACGCTAGTATTATCATAATGATTAATTTGATTTTTATAATAATTTAATTTTGTATTAAAATTACTATTATATTTTTGATTTTCTCTCAATAATTTATTTTTAAACTCATTAAATTCTTTGCTAACCTTTTCTTTCATAAACTCTTTATAATATTGTGAACCATGTTGAAATGTTAATAATTTTTTTTCTGCTTTTTTAATATTTTCTTCATTATTAACAAATTTTTTTTGTTTTACTAAATTTTCTTTAAATTTTTTTATTTCTTTTTGTTTTTGACATTCACTATCACAACCATAAACAGCCATTAATTCTTGAATTTCTACATTAATTTCATCATTAGAGTAGCCTTTTTTTTTTAAATTATCAGCTACTTGTTGTAAATTATTTATATATATGTTATTCATCACGTATTCTATATTATATTAAACTGATATTTATTTTATATTAAATAAATATCAATAAATCTAAAATACTATTAAATTAATAGTTCGCAGGTTCAAAACCCTCTACTTTATCAGTAGAAGCTTCGGGTTCTATATTCATAGCTCCAGAGAGAGGTTCACATTTACTTAACGTTTTATTCCATTTAGTGCCCTTATCACAACATTCTTCGCCGCTACATGAATTAAGAAAATCACCATTCATTAAATCATTGACTTTCTCTACAGAATTCTTAAAAGTTACATTCTTTCCACCCATATTAATACCACTCTTAACTTGGTTACCTTCACTGTTCTTATTATCTTCAATCATTTTTTCAACATCTACAGAACTGAAATCGTATTCATCGAATACCATATTATCGCGTCTGTAAATATCATAAATAGAAGCTAAAATCATAATTGTTCCAATTAATAATACTAAAGAACTAGCACCTCTTACAATATTAACACCAATATAATCTTTCTTTCCTAAAATAGCTAAAATAAGCAAAATTACACATACTACAATAATTAATTTCATTAATTTAATGCTTGCTTTAAAATTTTTTGAATAGTAAGTATTAATTTCTACCATTCTAAGTTTGTTATGATTATCGGATTTAAGTAAATTAATATTTTTTTTAGTATTATTAAGTTGTTCCTCCATAACACCAGCAACTTGGAGTTGATTAACAAGATCTTGTCTTGATTGTTTGACACGATCACTCATATTTTCATATAAATCAATAATTATTTTGAATAAATCTTTTCTTTGATTACCAATAGTATTGATTTCTTTCATAATCAAGTCTTCATCTTTACAATTGTTGTTAGAAGAGCAAGTTTCTAAAGATTCAAATAATTT